ATACTTCTCAACAACTTCTTGGAAATCTAAATTCTCAACAAAGGTAATCTTATCCAAATGTGCTCTATATTCAGGATGTTTTAATTTATCCATAAAAATTAGAACTTTACAACGATACTTACCTTTATAATCTGTATAGTTTGAAGTCTCAGGTTTAGAACCCGAAAAAACTTGTGTTAAAACATAAACATACTTAGCCGCGATGTCAAAATTAGGTTCATCACCAATAACCAAATCATCATTAAAGACTTCTTTTTGGTATTTTTTAAACATTTCATTGTATTCAGGTGGAGTATTCTCAACACCCACTTGTTGACATGGGTATTTTGCCAACTCTTCCCACATTCTGTCATATTGTAATGAACATTTGAAAAGGTTAGCGTTTAGTCGATTATAGTCATTATAAACAACAGTTTTTAAATTAGGGTAATCTTTTAAGTCCATATTAAAAAATACCCAGAACATACCTGAAAACCCCTCTACGTAGGTTTCTATGTCTTTAGGGATAAATGGTTCTATCCAATTACCAATTCTTGCTTTTCCACCAATATATGATATCATTCGTCTTTATTAAAGTGTGTTTAATTTGATTTACCAAAATATAAGTAAAAAAAACGGAAAAACGAAATGTTGTTCGGAAATTTTTAATAGGTTGATAGTTATCTTATAATTGTGTATAATTTAATTACTATGGCATGTTCAAAATGTAAACAAAAATCAGAAATAGGTCAGATGACAAAAGAAGATATCAATACTATGGTTAAATCCATGGAAAAAGGGGTTACTTGGTTTGTTTTTATTTGGAGTCTATTTGCAGTATATGGGATATACTCCCTGATTATTAAATTTTTATGAAAAATGGAAAATACTTTATAGTTCTTTTCTGTAATAAGAAACGGGTTAAGATACTTTATAGATGTCAAAAAAGAACGACCATCTACGAATATTGGCGCGAGTTTAAAACGCAACAAAAACCCAGATTTTTAAAGACCCAAGGTAGTAAAAGAAATAATGAAGTATTATATGAATTAGCGTTAGTGTTTCCAAATAATCGTTGGGCAACAAAAACGTTTGTTAAAGATAGTCTCGGTAGATTAATTGAGGCTAAAATGGAAAATGATAAACTTCGTATTAAAGAAATTATACCTTATTGGAAAGAAGAATTGATTTATGATTTCCAACAGAAAAAAAGAATACGTTATCATGAAATGATTGACGAAATATTGAAGGTGACCGAAATTGGTCAGGTGTTTACTTTGAATAATAAATTGTTTATTCAAAATGATGACAATATTAAACTCTATGGTAATAAAAACCTAAAAGATACGGAAAGACTATTTGATTTGGTTAGAGAGGATTTACTCAAAAAGAAACGTGGTAATTTCATATTTGTTAAAGATGTCACCACCTCCCAACGTAAACAACTTTATTCACTTTTAGAATCAAAAGGATTTAAGAGGACTGAACTTTTTCGGCACTATTCTTATTAAAAATAATATCAACAGTACCAATTTTTATTGTGAATGTTTTCGGTAAAGTACCTGAAGTTTTATTTTGTTTCCTATTGACATAACTGAACACATCAATATAATCTTGGTCGTTTAACTCAAATACCATTGTACTATTTGTCGCATTAAGGTTAACCTTTTCAATTAAATCCGTTATAATTGCCAATTGATTTATTAAATCACCTTTTTTTTCCATGACCAAATATCATTAATATTTTTGTAAAAAAACTTATTTTCTTTTTTTCGGGAACTTTGAACATTTCTTTTTTATCGAGACTTTTAATGTCATCAATCATTTTGTTCTTGTGTTTCTGTATCTCCACTTCGTCCCTCTTCAATTCCTTGTCCAACCAGTTTAACCCCTGTTGTATTCTCTTGTCCATTTTCTATAAATGATAATTCTTTTAACTTATCTAAAGATTCGTGTTGGAATAAAAACTCCAACTCTTTAATTTTTGATTGTAGTAGTTTTTGTTTTTCTTCGTGTTCCTTATTGATTTTTACAATCTCCTTTGCACATGAAAAAACAATCTCATATCCATCTGATGTTGCGTTACCAATTAAAGAAACTAAAGTAAATTTTTCGCTCTTATCCTGTACCTTAGTTTTAACAGATTTGTACGGGGTAACAATAGTTTCAAATTTCCAAGTTACCGGTAATTTAATATCTAAACTAACATTATTGTCAATTTCTCTTAATGAGAAAAAATATGGTCTTAAAGTTCTTATATTATCAAACATAATTATACTATTAAACTTGTTATTATGTACGATAATGACAAGTAAAGAAAAACTTCATTCACTTTACTTATTTTCATTGGTACGGGTTCTTCTTGAAATAGTTTCAATATAAATTCAAATATGAATCTTAATGAGAAAACTACACTTAAAATCAAAAAGAAGATTTTTATTTCATTAATCATCATGATTTTTTATTTCTTTTAAAATTTCTTTTCTATAAATGGGAATTAATTCCTTAATTTCTTGTGCATACTTTCTTGCACGTATAGAAGCACTCCTATTCCCTTTTTCATGTACTTTAGTGGTGTCAACGGACATCTTCTCCACCAAGTCTTTTATTCTCTTTAGCGTTTCCATTATTGTTTGTTTTTGATACTAATATACGGAATAAATTCTACTTTTTCAAGTTTTGTTCCAACAATTTATAAACTTCAGTTAGTACATCAAGTTCAGACCTTGATTTTTTATAACTAAAATCAAAAAGTTTATAAAAATATTCACCTATCCGGGTTTGTTTACCGTCTAATTTGGTTAAATAATACGCCTCAAAGAAAAAGTTCCAAAAGTATTCGTAATGGTTACCTTTATCCTTGAAATAAATCTTTTCTCTATTAAAATTTTCGATTGTTTTGTTCCAGCACCAACTAAAATGGTTTCTCTGGTCTGTCTCGTTATATAAGACATCGGGTCCTAAATATGTTTCGTCAATCAACCCATATAACGAAGAAAGAAAGTCGTAGAATAACTCGACTTTCTCCCTGTGTATATTGTAAGCCCTATACCAAATATCTATTTGGTGTTTGTACTTGTCTGAAATATCAAACTCATTATAATTTTTTCTGTTTTCCATAATTCCTTATTTTAAAATATAAGGATAAAAGAAATTAAAAAAAAGAATTACTGAGTTTTTTCATCATATCCGTACATTTTCTTCATTCTTTTGATTTCCTCTTCCAAAATTGAAGACATGTTCGTTTTTGATTCTTTAACGATAACAACCCTTTCAGGAGATTTCCAAGAGTGACCCCAACTAATTACTGAATCTTTAGATTGTTTCTCTTTTTTTCTTAACGCAGTTTTTGCTATTTTTTCACCTGTTTTAGATGGGATAACATTCGCAGCATCTTGTGAGTTACCCATTTTAGGGTCGCCCTCTAACGCCATTTTTAATCTTTTTTTGAATCCTTCAGAAGGTTCTTGGTCATAATCTAAATCAGCCAATGTACCACCTCTATTATCATCAAAATATTCATCTTGTTCAGGTGTTGCATTTATCGCCATTTTTTCACCTTTACCGTTTTGTTTTGGGAATTCTGGATTGTCTGCTCCGTCAAAAGATGAATATTTTTTAAGTTTACCTTCAACCTCTTTCATGTAATCATCATTTTCTTTCTTAGAAGCCTTTTGTGCTCTTTTTGTAACATCGATACCAGGAACGGATTCTGAAACCATTCTTGAAATCATATTTACCATTTCACTTTCGGTTAATCTTAATGTTCTCTTTTTAGATTCGTACATCATTTTACCACACTCGTTACATGTTGTTCCTTCTTCATTCATTCCACCGCCACACTCAGAACACATACCTTTGTTTTCCTTCATTTCACTATCTTTACCACTTGAAGTTGAATATGAATCGTATTCACTACTTGTTGAATTATCTTCTTTATTCATACGGTTATCTTTAACTGAATTAACCATTTGAATTTCGTTATCGTTCCAATCATCTATTTCTCCGTCCGTGGTACTGCCTGTAGTTTCGTATTCGTTTCCGTCTTCATCTGACCCCATTAATATAATTTCATCATTGTGACCTCCACCATCAAGATTTCTTTCCATTGCCTCATAGTCATACCAAACAATGGTTTTTCCATTATATTCCGATGTTACTGGGTTACCGTCAAATGTTTTAAGCTCATTAATGGAAGTTAAATCTTCACTTTCTTCCATTTTTTGTGACTTACCTTCTTTTTTGTTTCTCAACATTTCAAAGTCTTTTGCGTTGATTTTACCATTATCATCCATGTCAATTTCATCTCGACCATCACCAAATTCTTCTTCTTCAAGTTGTTTCCAAGATTCATTAACATCATGTGTTTCCCCGTTAAGTTTGAACTCTTTTAATCCCTTTTCTTTAGCGTCCATAACGGCGTTTGCGAAATTTTTAACTTTATTTGTTTCCATTGTTTTGTTTTCTTTTACTTCTAATTTTTCTCCCATCTTATCTAATTCATCAATCATATCAGATGGTGAGTTATATTTTTTCTTTTCAATTATGAATTCCTTTTCCGGATGTTTCTTCTTATAAATATCCAAATGTGACATTGCCTCATCTTTATTTTCAAAAGTTTCAATAGGTTCTCCATCACATATAATGTGATAAACCTCATCTACTTCTTTATTTTCTCTTAGAATGGTTTTTTTAACCTCATCAAAAAGAGATTCGTTAATTATGTTTTGGATATCCGTGGACTTCATATTATTATATAAATATCTTCTTTATTTCATTTATCACTACCTTTTCCATTTCTGAATATGGTATTCCGTATTTTTTAGAAACTTCTTGAACTGATTCCTTTAATCCCTCAACTTCGTAGAATTCTATTGAGCCAGTATTTCCTTGGTTACAGTATGGAAATTTCTTACATTTTTCCTTAACTTTAACATAAACACCACCGGGGCCACCCCATTTAGGGAAGTTTTTATCTTTAACCGCTCTACTTTGCATTACACTCTTAGGTCCATTTACTTTAAGTGGATTTTTACTTCCATCCCCAAATGGGACATCATAACTTCCCGGGTCACCGGCGGTTATTTCATTAATATCGGTTTCAGGAAAATTATGGATTTTATTTATCTTTCTTTTAATTGTGTTACCACCACTAAGAGCATTTCCTCCCTCAAATGAACCAGACGAATCACCTCCCGTTTCTTTTACTTCAATTTTATTTTCCTTTGATAAGTGATTATCAATCCATTTTTGTATTTCATGGACATTTGGTGCATACTCCTTACCTTTAGATTTTGTTATATTCTTGTGAGCTAGATTAATTAGTCTCTTTGATTCTTCTTCAGATGGATTTTTTTTCATTACTTTACACTTTTTAAAGAAGTTTCCCAAAACGATTTACGTTGCCATAAAGTTTTGAATAATTCAACTACTACTTTAGTTGATAAGTCGACAATTTTATCGTCAATTGTTTTTGTACCAAGTTCTTTTTGAATCATTTTCATTACAATATTGTGAGCCTGCGTGCTCTCCAAGAAATCTTTCATTTCTTTTCTTGTAATTTTCTCAATTTCTTTGATATCAGTATTAGATAAAGCCATATTAACTGGTTCTTCTTGTTCTTAACAATGGTTCCATTGCGGTTATGAATGTTGGTTTAAACTTCAATAGTTTACTTAACATATCTAAAGTTTCTTGTTCAATGTTTAACATATCACTATTGATATATAAACCACTTTCCTCACCAACAATAAATGTAAAACTTATTTCAGTTTCCGTCATATTACCATCTAATCTTATTTGATTTTCATCAATGGTTATACCCGGGTCTAATTCCGCTAATTGTGAAACTTGTTGTCTGAATGAATCAATAAACTGACTTATTGAACTTTTTTCCTCATCTTTTAATTTAACGTCTTCTTGGTCTGTAGAAAGTATTTTTACTTCTACGTCATTGATAACCTCAACGTTGTCAAATTGTTCCTTTGATGAGTCTAATGAGGGTTCTTCACCTGTTTCGATGTCCTCGTTTAATGTTTTCTTTGTAATATTTTTTGATTCATTAAGGTTTCTCAATGTATTTAACATTCCCTTAATTTGGTCATATTCTGATTTGTTCTTGTTCATCTTTAAAAAGTTGTATAAAATTGAATGATGGGTTTATATCTGTATAAATATTTGAAAAATTAGATTTACATACAACTCCATTGAATTTTATTGCATTTTCAAAGAATCCTTGAGTTTTAACTGATTTTTTTGGTATATTGTGTTTATCACAAAGTAAATCACATAGTTGTGATAATGACCTCATTTGGGAATCAGTATACTTATCCCAAAAGTAATAATTCCTCCACCCTTGGGTGTGAGGTTCTGACCTATATATGTCACCTATCCAATTAGTTAAAAATCCCGTAATGGTGTTTTTATTTAACCATCCGAGATTTTCAATTGCAATTTTTATAAACTGTTTATCGATTTGAGGGTCATCAAAAGTATTTGAATAATTATTTGTATCAAATATTTGGTAAACCGTACCTAATTTAGTAATAATGAAGTGTGGTACTTGACTGTATTTTTCATTATTCCTATATTTTATTTTACCAATAAAATCATCCGCTCTTCTTGATGTATCATATAGTAGAATCTGTGTTTTTTTAGACTTTCTACGAGTAATGTTAAGATTTTTACTATCTAAATTTTCTACGTTGTGTATTTCCAACATTCCTTATGAAATTTTTTCTCACTGCGGATGAAACTGATGATGGTATATCATTACCATCTTGTGTTAAATCTTGATTATCAATTGGTTCTTCTATGGTTTCAATATCATTTGTTTCCACCTGAGACTCCCCAATTTCCTCCAAACCATCTATTTGAGATGGTATTATTGGTATTAATAGTTCTTCTACTAATTTTTTTTTTCTTCATCTGTTGTTTCAGATAAAGACTCAACCGATGTTTCAGTAATTACCTCTTCTACGATTGGTTCAGGAATAACTTCCTCTACAATAGGTTCGGAGACTACCTCCTCAACGATATTCTCAATTGTGGGTTCGACTATAGGTTCAGGAATAACTTCCTCTACAATAGGTTCTTCAACTATCGGAATAACTATCGGAATTTCTTCAACTACTATCTCTGTAGTTGGTGTTGGTATTGGTTCTTCAACTATTGAAGATATCGGAGCTGGTTCAGTAAAAACTTCTTCAGATTCATCCTCAACCAAATCAAATTTTCTTTCCCATTCGTCTAAAACCATTTCTCTTACTTCATCGTCACCCAACGCAGGAACAAATTCCGTAACCAGTTCATTAATAGGTTTTGGTTCATCAATTGTTTGAGTTTCCTCCGGTTTAACTAAATCGATAATGGGTGAATTTTCATCCATTGGTTTAAGGTTATGTGGTAAAATCTCTTCCCACTTTTCAACGATTGGTTCATCAATTTTTTGTTCAATAACCTCTTCAGGTTTTTCAACTGGTTCAGGAACAAAAACGTCAAAATTTTCATCTACTTTTTTTTTGTATTCCTCAGATGCCTTTACCAATTCCTCATTTGGTTTTGGTGGGTTTGATAATATCTCTTCTAATACTGATAAATCATCTTCTGATAATCTAACTCTAGAAACTTCGCCAACTATATCTTTAGCCTCAACAATTGGTGTATTTGGTTCAATGGGGGTGTTAGTTTCATTCTTAGAATTTTGTATAAATTTAACCAACATATGTAAGAATGAAAGTGAGATTATTGGTAACATACCTCCAGCAAAAAACGCCAAAAATCTTTTATGACCAACAAAATCATTTGGGTCAACACCCATAAATTCAACTAACGGTGATGTTAACTCAACCCAAGATTTAAACGACTCACCATTTATATCAATATATGAATAAGCGAAGAAAATATTACCTATAAATTGTACCAATGTTACAATACCGAAAGGAAAATAAACTTTCTTTCCCATATCAGCGGATATCGCAGCCAATGCTGATAATGCTGCAATTTCAATACCAACAGATAAGTATAAAGCCCACGTTACCGGATTGGAAATACCATACCATTTAGTAACGTGTGAAATGGAAACAATTGCTACGGTTATAATCGGTATTAAAAATGCCGATATAATTATAGTCTTAAAATTTTTACTAAACCAATTTTTCATTTATTTAATACTTTTTTCCAATTTTGTTATTTCATTATCAATCTCTGTTTGTCTGTTTACATCTAAGATTTTTCTATCTGTTGCTTGAATCATTCTTTTTTCGGACTTTAATCCTTCGATTCTAAGTTTAACATCTAATTCATTTTTAGTGTAAGTGGAATCTTTAATTGACTCGATTTCTTTTCTCATTTTTGAGAGTTCTCTTCCATCACCACAACCTTTTAATAAACCTAAAAGTGCGATTACCAATACGATAACGGTGAAATTGTTTTGAATAAAATTTTTCATAATTTTTTTTGTTTTTATAAATAGTTTAATAATCCGTAACTATCATTACGTAGTTTCTTTAATGCTTTATCTCTTAATTGTCTTATACGTTCTTTTGTACATCCAAACTCCTCACCCAAATCCTCCAAATTCATTTCAACACCATTTAGTCCATAAGATTTTTCAATTATAACTTTTTCTCTGTCGTCCAATATTGACAATAGGATTGAAACTCTTTTTTTAACTTCATCTATTGTGTCCAATGCCTTTTCAGGACTTTCTGAGTCATGATTAACTATTGTGTCAATTAATAAATCCCCGTCCTCATTAATTTCTTTAAAAAGGTCAATACAATAAGGTAAAATAACATCCGAATCATTATAATCTTGATGAATAAAAAATTGTTCATCAGACATTTGACTATTTTTTCTTTTTTTCTGGTTTTCTTGAATAATATTTGAAGGTAATCTAATTGTTCTCGCATTTTCATTTAACGAAGCCATAATAGATTGTTTAATCCACCAAACCGCATAAGATATAAACTTAAAACCACTATTCGGATTAAATCTTTCCGCTGCTCTCATTAATCCAATATTTCCTTCAGATATGATGTCAATTAAATCCATACCACTATTTTGGTAAGATTTGGAAATTGTAATTACAAAACGTAGGTTACCAAGAACTAACTCATTATGAAGTGCTTGTTTTTCCGATTTTGTTATATCACTCTTGGATAACAACTTGAAAATTTCATCCTGTCTTTCATGCGATATTACTTTTATTTTACGTATATCCTTAATGTAATTTTGTATTTCTTCTGTGTTAAATAATATTGTTTTACTCATGAAAATGTAGTTTGATTGGTTGGTGTAAAAATAAACAAATAAATTTAGTTTTTAAAGCTATCTAAAAACTTTTTTTCATCAGATGATAGACTATCAACCCCAAATTCATCTATTTTTTCTAAAATAGTATCTAAATCCATGGTTTTTAACGATGTATCTTCAGTTTTTTTGTCATATTCTAACCTTAAAGATGTGTGTTCATCTTTAGGTTTAAACATAAATTCTTTCATTTGCACAGGAAGATTGGCACTATAAATGTTGGTTCTATCGAATAAAAAGTAAAATTTTACAGTTTCTTTTGATAAAATACCATGTAATTCCTCAGATAACTCCTTTCTCGGTGAATCTGATTCAAATATTATTATAACATTTTTTGGGTTATCTTCTATTACAAATCTTACCTTTTTAATCATTGGACTATGTCCGAGTATCTCTGTGGTAAAAAAATCCACGTATTCGTGGTCTTCAAAATTTGAATATAAAAATAAAAGATATGTTTTCATTAATTCTTCTTTATTGTTCTCCATTGTATACCAATAACAAAATATATCATTTTCTAACGAACTATCAATAGTGTACCCAAAACTAAAACGGCGGCACCCGAAAGTATCGATGTAAACCTGCTTTTAACTTTCTCTTTCTTTAATTGAAACTCAAGTTTTTTTGAGTAGTTTTCCATAACTGTATATTTCTTATCCTGAGCGTCAATTATAGTGATATAATTCTCCTTTTGAATAACCATAGTGGAGATGACACTATCTTTAAGTGATACCTTTTCTTCTGTCTTTGCAAGTTGTTCGTTTGCTAATTTTAATTCAGCCATAGCCGAATCACCTTTTAGTAAATCCTTTGCGATTTGTTTCGCTACGTGAACCGGAAAACATTTTACCTTTTCCTTACTTGTATCTGTCTGAGAAAAAGCTGTCAAGCTCAGGCTCAGTATAGTTGTCAACACGATTAATCTTTTCATGATATTCTTTTTTAACTGTTGTTTTTTTCTTTTTTATGTCTTCAATTTGTTTGTCGACCTGTTCAATCTCCTTGTTGAGACTCATAATGGTGCTATCCAACTTTAAATTCTCACCATGGAGACCCTGAATAACAACATTTAGTGAATCAATCTGTGCCTTTTCTTTATTAGACATTGTAACTGATGGTGTGATAATAAAAATTACCCAATAAAACAGAAACAACCCTAGAATTACAAATAATAATGTTTTATAATTCTTACTAAAAAAAGAACCTACCGTGTTTAAATTCTTGTCCATAATTGTGTTTTAGTAATAAATACTAAGCCCAATTATTTTACTTCTTTTTAGTAATAATCTCATCAATAATGCCATATTCAAGAGCATCTTGTGATGATAACCACAAATCTCTTGATGCATCATTCATTACCGTTTCGGCCGATTTACCACAATAAGAACCAAGTAATTCAAACAATGTCTTATTTAATTTATCCCACTCAACCATATTAATTCTAGCATCTTGGATATTACCCTCAAAACCACCTGATGATTGGTGTAACATGGTTCTTGAGAACCTCAATGAACTTCTTTTACCCTTTGTACCAGCCCCAAGTAAAATAGACCCCATAGATGCCGCCATACCTGTGTTAATGGTTCTAATGTCCGAGTTAATATAATCCATAACATCAACCATGGATAAACCAGATTTCACAGAACCTCCCGGACTATCAATGTGCATTGTAATATCATTATTGTCGATACTATCCAAGAACATTAACTGAGCTTGTACAATAGTGGACATGTTGTCGTTAACAACACCAGCAACCCATATGATACGTTCCATCATTAAACGTGAAAACACATCCATTACGGTAACATTCATCGACCTTTCCTCTAGGATGTATGGTGTTAAACTATCCTCTACCTGTTTGTTGAAATGATGTAAGTTCATTCCACTAATACCTTTGTCCTTTGCGAACAAACCGAATTCTTTATAAATTTTTGATGTCATATTTTTTATTTTTTACAAAAGTAATGATTATTTTTTAAATTAAGAAATTTTAGGAGTAATAAAATCTATTGAACTTACATTTTCTTCTTTTTTAACCATAACCAAGTTATCTGACCAATTTCGTATTAACGAGTTGTGAGAGATAACAAAAATATGGTCAAAATAGTCCTTAATTTTCTTAAAAAATTCTCCGACCATCTCTAAGTTTTCATCTGCAATCTTACCAAACACCTCATCCATAACAACAATATTTGGTTTAGGTAAGGATGATATTTTTGTTAAAACACTTCTAAGTGCCAATGATGATATTGTACGTTCATAACCCGAACCTGAATTTAATGGTTTTACAACTCTGGTTTCGGTATCAATCATAACAAATTCAACCTCATTCTTATCGTTAATGTTTAACTCTAATATAAAATGACAACTATCAACCAATAATCGATATAATTCTTGGTTAATCAACGGTATCATATTTTTAAGGATGACTTTTGAAATACCATTTTTACCGAACACACTTAAATAAACTTTGAATATTGATTGTGTAATATTTTCTTTTTTAATTTTATCACACAATTCCTCATTTACTTTAATCTTTTCACCCAATGAAACAATAGTTGCTTTCAATTTCTCAATACTACTATTAAATTGACGAATATCCGCATTTGCCGTGTCAATCTGAGTTTTCAGACCAATTAATTCCCCATCAATTTTTTGATTTTCATCTAATTTCTGTTTGTTACGGTCATAGTTGTCAAGTTTGAGTTGTAACCTATCAATCTCCATTTGTTTTTGGTCAGATTCAAGTTCGTACCTCGTTTTTTTCAATTTGTTTCTTTCATACTCATCGTACTCTTTTTTCAAATCGGATAGAACCTTCTCTTTTTCGGTTAATTCGTCATATTTTTTTCTATTTTCAGTTTGAATTCCATTGGTACTTTCAATCAATTGTTTTATTTTATTGATTTCATCGGTATGGTCAACATCTTCCAATGCACGATTACAAGTTGGACATATCTGTCCTTCTTCTAATTGTTTTACTAATAACTCATTTCTTTTAATTACATCAGCATTAACCCTACCCTCAACGATTAAACCATTCATCTCATCTTTTACTAATTGATGGTCTTCTTCTAAGTAAAATTTTGATGGTTCTTTTACATTGGTGGAATTAGCTTCAGTTAACGCCTTTTGTTTTGAAACATTAAGAGTTCCAATGTCTTTCTTGATTTGGTCTGGGTTTGTTTTTATTAACTCTTGGTCAATATCATTATTTCTTTTTAATTGAACTTCGTCTTTACGAGATTCTAATTTTTTTAATCTTTTTTCCGTTGATGATAATTCATTAGATAATCGTTTTATCTCATTGTTGTTGTTATCAATACTTTCCTTGAATAGTGTGATTTCACCTTCTAAATCAACAAGATTGTGACTATTTGAAACTAACTTTTTACTCCATTCACTTTGTATGGTTTTACAAATATCTTCTTTGTCTTTAAGTGTTTCTAAACCTAAAAATTTGGTCAATATTTGTCCTCTTGCTGTTGGTTTGGATTCAATTAATTCTTCTAAATTATATCCTGTGGTTAGTATTGTTGATAAGAAATCTTCCTCATCACCAATTGCCATAACGATGAATTCTTCGGTCTCTCTTCTTTGTTCTCCGGTTAAATTTTCAATAGTACCGTCAGAATTTATTTTGGAGAAATCAAGTTTATTGGTGATGGTGTAATCTCCGCTTTTACTTTTCTTACGATTACTTATTCTTTCAATTATAAAATCATCCCCATCAATGTTAATATAACCTTTTACCTTAACTTCATCAACATCTGTAAATCTATTAAAGACTTCAGCGTTAGTTTTAGTTTTGGTTGTTTTATTAAAAAATAAAAACATTAACAAATCAACAGTAGCGGTTGATTTTCCTCCGAAATTTTTTGGTGTTGATTCGACAACGGTGATACCAGGTAAATCGGTAAAGTCAATTACATTGTCATTACCATAAGAAAGAAAATTAGAAAATTCAACTTTCTTAATATACCATTTACTATATTTTACTTTACCACCATTTTGTTTGGTTAGTTGCTCATTTACCCTATTATCTAATCTATCAATAAGGTCAATATCAATAGTGATATTATTTTCTTTAATGAAATCTTTCATTAACATTTTTTGATATCCGTAATCTGAAATACTTTCAGAAATATCTAAGGATGCTAACTTAGTGTCTTCATCGTTTGTGATAACTTTCGTTATTATTTGTACATATTTGGTATTGTATTTTTTTTGGAAGTAGGATTTAATTCTACTTATTTTTTCTGGTGTGAAATTTTCGTGGGTATCTTGCCAGGTTACTTTTATGTATGGATTTTTATAAATCATCTTTGGTTTTTATTTTTTGTAGTTGCCAAATATCGTCAATTAAATTGTATGTCTCGACATTTTTTTCTTCAAATGACATCCATTTTTCAATTTCGTTACTATTGTTTGGTTTGAACTCTGTAAATAATATTTTTGTTTCGTCTTTAATTGTGTTGGGTCTAATTAAAATAACCTGAGTAAAATCTTTATTTGTTCGAATGAATAAATGTTCATAATCATTTGGTGCTCTTTCATCATTAACATTACTATACCAATATTTTAATTTTCGTATCGGTATGTTTATTGTTCTTGATTCTAACCCACTTATTAGTGAATAATCACTATCCCAAAAATTACCTGTCCATCCCCCTCTTTCTAACTCTACTCCGTGTGAATAATCATCAGGATTTATTAAGTCAATTGCTTTACAATTTGGGTGTGATTCAAATAAAAGATTGAAAACATCCTTTGTAAATTTTATTCCGAACTCTCTAACTTTACTATCGTCATAATTGTTTTTTTTAAACGCCATTAAATTTCATGTTTACACTATCACCCCTTGGGTGTGTTTATTATTGTCCGAATCTATTCTCTTCGAAAAATTCGACAATTCCATTTATTGCCCATACAATACCGGCAGTGAATATACCATCAAAGAAAATTGACGGTAACCATCCAATATTGAATAGTTGTGATGTTAATCCACCAAGACAAATTGAGAAAAAGAACCCAACCCATGTTGACGTACATAACATACATTTTATTAGTCCTGAAATAAATTTACCAAGACCTTGAAGTGGTACAAATGTGTTATCACCCCATTTGTGCATAAAATTTCTGAATCCTTCAAAAATTGAACCGTACACTATGATGGTACTCATTCCATACGCGGCTAACGCCCAAAATATAATCTTTTCCATAATGCTAAATTATACAAAAAAAAATTGATTAAACCAAACTATTCGTCATATAATGATGAAAGATTACTATCTTTCATTAATTTACCCTTACGACCTAAACCTTCGAGTGACGATGTTATTTTTTCTAATTCCTCTTTTAATTTTTTATTTTCCTCGGTTAATCTATTAATCTCATCTGAATTAGTGACCTCAACCATAACTTCTTTTATGACCTCTTTAGTTATGATTTGAGTATCACCTTTTATCTCAACCGGAACTTCCTTTATTACTTCTTTTATGATTTCAACTGGTTTTTCAACTATTCTATCAATAAACTTCTCAACGATTACTTCCTTAATAACTTCTTTCTCAACAACTGTATTTTGACCTTTTAATCCATTAGGTATCTCACCGTATTTAACAATGGTGAATCCTTTCTGAAATATTTCTTTTGCCAATTTTTCAGGGTCGGTAATATTGTTAATCTCACAATATTTTAAAAATTCATTATCTAATGTTAAGGAGGATTTCTGCATTGTTTTCTATATCGGAAATGTCTATTATTGAAAAATTTAAAAACGGTTGTTCATTATCAATGTCATGTGTTGTGTACTCTTCAGATTCAACATCATAAATTCCATACCCATGGAAGTTAACCGTTTCACCAAAATTTTGTTGGATTAATGAACCAATCATGAATGCTCTACCACCACCAGCTAAATCAAACATTTGTCTCTTATGTATATCACCACACAGTACAATATCTAAATTTACAAAGTTTAATGGTGAATATGCGTTGTCAAATTCAAATCCTAAGTCAGTAGATAGACCCTGAATCGGACCATGAAATAAACCAACATATAAACTATCGTCTTCTTTTACAAAATCGGGTCTTTGATTGTGTTGATATAACGAATATACAACCCATTTAACGTTGTTATCATCGTAGATACCACTATCTCTATAATAAGTGATATTTGGGTCATTTAATAACTCCACAACGGGTGTTATACTATCAACTCTTGAGTGATTGTTTTCTAAAAAGTCGTGATTACCGGGAATTATTATTAATTTACCGATTTTATCGACAATTTGTTTAAAAAACCATGAAGTTAATAACATTTGTTCGTTAGACACATTAATTTTTTGATGAGCAATGTCACCAGCAATAACTACTCTAATTTCATCGTAGTCATAACCCTCAACTTGTTTCTTAACATCCTCTAAAAGTAGTTTAAACTGTTTTTTGTACATATCATGTAACTGAAATGTTCTGATATGTAAATCAGCGATGTGAATTATTTTTTTTATCATTTTAAATATTGTTTTATGTTCATTTGCATAACACCTTGACTTATTTCTGATGGTACTTTATATTCATCAAATGTTCCATTTTCTTTTAAGTGTGTAACAACACACCCTAATAGTTTCAAGTCTTCAAATTTAGTGTTTTGTAACATCTTTATCAGCAATTTTGCGTACAATGGTAATTGCACATAATAATGTGTTAATGCTGTGTCATGATAGTTTTCAAAAGGGTGTAACATCCAACCTGTATATGGTTGAACTAAGAAGTTCTTTGGTTGATTTGTCTTCCAATCTGTCACAACAATACCAAAATTGTCTTTAGTTTTGTTTAACATCAACCATATTTTATCTGGTTGACCTGTGTACCCTAATTCAGGGTCACCTAAAACAATCTCAGTATCCAATAGTACTGCACCTCTTGAAATCATTAGGTCAATAAACTCTTTACCGGCTGAAATCATTCTGTCACTCTTATCAATTTGAACATCGTCACACTCAAATATAGGTCGTCTAATCTCTTTATAGTTATCATATCTACCAATTAAGTCAAACTCCAATTCATAGTGTACTCTACTACCTAAGTTAGTTGAATAGTCTCCTGCTTTCTTCCATTTTTCTAATAGAATGTTAGCTTCGTATTCATCCCCATCACTCATTTGTAATGCCTTTGTATCGGCATCAAATGGTATATAAAACTTTTTTAAAACTTTGGAAACGGATGGAAAATTTGACCTAATTTTTCCATTTGTATCTTTCATGTAGTAAATGTGGTCTTCCTCAATAAAGGTCAACTCTAACTCTTTTCTTTTTTCCTCAAGAGTGTTTCTTATTTCTTCTGCTATTTTATGTAAATCCATTAGTCTAATTTAAATTCTTTATAATCTTGTAAATTACCCTGTAAGTCGGCAATATCCTTATCTTTTGGTAATTTAACAATGTTAATTTTACCCATTAATTTACCACAATTCATTTTATGATATAACTTCTCAGCATCACCCCACGCATCCCCATCCAAAACAATCGTAACCTCGTTTCCATTTTCATATATTTTTGTATATAGTAAATCACTTATGTATTTACCTAACATTGGTATCGCATTGTCTAAAAATATTGAATCAAATACTCCCTCAACAAGATATATTTTTTTATTCCAATCGATTAGACTTTCATTGAAAATGATTAATTCCTTTTGAACATCAGGATTCTTATATTTCATTTTTGTTTTTGACAAATATGAACGAGCAATAAAGTAATTGATTTTTCTTTGTTCATTATATGATGGGATTATAATCCTGTTTTCATAATTTCCCCCATAACAAAAACCAATATTGAATTTCCTAATTATCTTATCATCTATGTTTCTTTTTTTAAGATAAGTCATTGCCGTTTTGTAATGATGTGATAGTTTCATACCTAAACTCACATCATTTAACGGTACAAATTCAACAGGTAATTTAACTTCTTTTTTAATTGGTTGTACAAATTCAACATCTTCCGGTTTTAGTAACTCATATCTTTTAAGATGTTTTTGATTTCCATGCTTCTTGATTAATTTATAAATTGAGCCATGGGTATTGTTTGTTTCAGCACATGACCAACATTTATAGACACCTCTTCTATAATTAACTTCTAAGTTACCTTTACCATCCCCATCATCTAAACCCTTGATTTCGTAAGAGCAAATGGGACAATCAAAAGATATCTGACCCTTGTAATCATTGTGCATTCTATATTCACCTAGAATATCTTCTAGAATATCTATAACTGGTGCATATTCCGTTGCGACTGATGACATAGTAGAAAGTATAAACAAAAAAAATTGAAATAAAAAATTTGTAAATAAAAAAAGACGGAAGTGTACACCAACAACTTCCGTCCTATACCATTGTACATTGTGCTACAATGGTACGATATGTTTTTTTACTGTAAATAAAGTATAAACAAAAAAAATTAAATAACCAAATTAATTTAATAATTTAATATAACATTCGATACACTCATGTTTAGTGTAATATCGGCCAATTCATCAGAACTATAGTCTAAATCACCAAAATTGACAGAATTAATTGCTCCCCATATTGACCAATCTGAAACCACAGTTCCAACTGGGTCTAACATTTGAAGTTTTATAACCAATGGATTATAAAATATTTGTCCACCTATGAGTTCATAAATTCTTTGTGACGTGGATGGACTTATTGGGTCATATAATGTAAATTGTATATCATCCCATGTGACTAAACCATTGTTAAATGTTGCTGAGGGTCTTGATGTCATTCTAACAAGATAGGGTGATATGTTGAAAATTTCAGGAAAGGTAACCAAGAATCTATTTTGCCTCATTGGTTCAAATGCGGGAATAAACACTCCATTTTGACGTGGGGTGTTATCAACCACTTGACCCGGTTTATCCACATAACCTCTAAACAATTTAAAATTAGACATGTTAATCTTTTAAACCGTTTTTCATCATATTAACATAACCAATAACCGCAGTAGCCGCATCACTCATGTCGTAGTTTTCTTTTTTAAGTTGTCCCGTTTTACCGTATAACCATTCAACTTCAGGACAAACAGAATTTACGTTTTCCCAAATGATATGTTTTTTATCGATGTCTTTTGGTAATCCACCAAATAAAACATTTTTACCCTTATCATTTTGTCCAACTAAACTTGGGAATGCAAATTTTCTCGCATTGTAAGTTGAGATAAAAGTGGGTACAATACCTAACATATCATAACAACATTTTAAAATCATTGTGTTGTATCTCAACAACGTTCCGACCGTATAAATGTTGTTTGAATTCAACAAAGGTTCTTCAATAACTATTTTAGTTATCCCCACATCCTTATAATTCTCTAAGTGTTCTCTAAAAGCGTCCGCTTTTTTTAACATCTCTTCGATTTTATCTTCTGGTTGTGGTTTTATTTTCGGTGAGAAATGTGTTAATTCTAATAATTTAGAAGAATTAATATCGAATAACGCCCACCCGGTGGTCTTAGTTGAAATGTCCAATCCCAAAATTTTGGGAGCATTCTTTAGTTTTATACTCATATAAGAATATATACGGGATATTTTTAAGAAAGTAAAGTCTTAGAAATCTATCTTGACAGCAAACACTTGAGTACCACTTCTTTTTATTGGGTTAGAAACTTTACCAATAACAAGAACTTCCTTGTTTTCATTTAATAAAGCAACTTCGGTAATTCTTTTCATTTGTCCTGTGGTGTATGTTGGGTTTTGTGTTGTTAAAAACTGAGACGATGGTAAGTTAACCATAAAATTCATTTTTTCAATGTCGGTTGCCCTTACTAATCTAACACTACCGGGGAATGGTTGTTCGTCACCAAATTGAGGTAAATTTGTATTATTATTATTCGGTACATTTCCCAAGAATTCCTCAATATCGTAAAATGGTGCATTATCATATGAATCAAAATCCACAATAAATGAAACATCAACTAAACTATCGGGGTCAATCAGATTACCAATCTTTGTTGTTCCTGATGTCATGTCAACCATTTTCCAATCATTTGGTGTTGGTAGTTCTCCTAAATTTGTTTTTTGTATTAGTATATGGAATTTAGTTGCGATGAAACCATTAGTTGCGTCACACGGTTGATTCGATGACATCATATTTGAGAAGAAATCACCCGTAAATTTAACATATAAATTTGATGGCATTTGATAAAAAGTACTTCCGCTAGTAACATTGAATTTACTATAATAGTTACATGGTAAGCCATTTAATGATGTATCTCCACTATAAGTAAACATATATGTTACCCATGTTGTTTCTTCCACATTGCCCTGAAAAAACGAATTTGCGGATGCAATGTCACTTGGTATATAACTAATTTTTGGTGCAGGTAATGTGTATCTTCTATTTGATTTATAATCAAGAATTGCAACTAACTCTTGGTCATCAAATACCACAATTTTATTATTTACAAAAACCTTTCCAACTTTATTCCCATTTTCATCTAATAGATAATGGAACTTTAATCGTTGATTTGGATTTACTCTTGAATTAACATAGTAGTCAGTTGTGTCCATGGTAAATAACGCACCTATAGTGTCACCACTATTTCTATGATATTGTATAAATGGAATATAAACTTCAAAATATTCTAAATCAGTAATTGTACCTACAACATCGTTTTCTAACAATGCATCACCCTCAACATTGTTTGTTGAAATGTAATCATCATATTTGAAAAATCTTTCTGGGTCATTTTTTAAATCACCTAATTCTGAATAATGGATAATTACAACACATCTTTGTTCTTCGGGTGATACTTCAATTTGTTCATTATATGAATTATAGTAAGAAGTTGGGTAACTTAATGTTCCACCGGTAAAGTTGCTAAATGTTTGTCCACTTGATGTGGTGTAACCTAAAAATTGTTTTGTTGAAACATGTTTATTTGATGTAAACCCTGATAGACTTTCATCTACACCTGTACCAAAAAATGCGGTAGAATCAAATCCAATTGGTTTGTCACCCCAAACAACTTCCATTTTCCATGGATTCAATTGTTGCGATGGGTCAATCTCGGCAGGTCTACAACTTGGATTAAATTCAACACTTATTGGAAATTCATTTTCACATGAATTACAGATAACTTGAACATTACCTGTACATCCCGTTAATATAGGTGTTGGTCTATCAATTGAAAGTGTGTTACCACTAACAGATAAAACTTTATAAACTAAACTTGAAGATTGTCCTGTAATCACCGGATAATTAGGGTCAGTTCCGCAAAATTGACTGAAAACTAATGTAATGTACTCACAATTATTAAAACTACTACCCGTTGGAACAGTAATTGAAGACGAACCATTAATATTTGAAATAGAAATACTTTGTGTGGTACATTCAATAGATGTTCCTGTACAATCTGTTGGGTCGTATTCTTTATATTCACTAACAAATCCCGCAGGTCCCATTACGTTTCTTATTGTATCAGTTGTTGACATCTGAATAGGAACACCGTAAACGGTTGATGTTGCTGAATTATCAATTTTATAAGGATATTTTATTCCACCTTCTTTATCCATTGGTGAAAAAACGGATTGATGGGGTATTAAACCTAATCCGGTAAAGTTATCAAATGGAGTTGTATAATCGAATTCGGAATCACCAATTTGAAAATATGATATGTTAAAATTACCCTTTGAGATATAGTTTCTTCCCTTTTGGGTTATTCTCACAGATAGGAATTCTGAATTATTTTTACTTAAAAAGCTCATTTTGGTTATTTATTTATTTTTTTCATTTAATTTTATTTTTAACATATCATTCCTGAACATGGATGTGTTAAATCAGTTATAGTTGAATTTGATGGTACAGTAGGTACTCCAGTTCGTATGGTGTAATAAGATAAACCGTATGACCAAAGATTCATAATACACATTGTATATGTTCCAGATGTATTAAATGTTCTTGTATTCCAACTACCATCACACTCCTGAACTCTCACATATAATGTGCCGCCGTCAGATACTGCATAATCAGTTGGGTCAAAGTAAACCTCATGACATGTACAATTTTGATTTAATTCACATTCATTCGCGGTCAGGGTTATTTGACCTACTCCTCGTACTACTACCGTATTCTCACATGCACATACAAAAACAACATCATTTTGGTCTACTTGTACCCAACTATAAGGTATTGTTTCGGTATTTCCATTTTGACAATTTATGTATTCTATATCTCCACCATCATTTACATTCGGGAATAAAATTTGATATGTTTTACAAGCACAACTAAATGGTGTTGGTGTTGGTGATGTTGTCGGTGTTGGTGATGGAACTACAGGTGTTATAGTATTAGTTGGGGTTATGGTTCTAGTTGGGGTTATTGTTGGGGTTATGGTATTAGTAGGTGTTATAGTTGGAGTTATGGTATTAGTAGGTGTTATAGTTGGAGTTATGGTATTAGTAGGTGTTATAGTTGGAGTTATGGTATTAGTTGGGGTTGGGGCGATAGGTAGTCCACAACAATCATCTAAATTAACTCTGTAAATATTTTGACAACATCCAACACAATCCAATTTTACGTAAATTTCAAGTAAATTAGGGTTGATACCAGTTAAATTACAAGTACTTCCAGATGGTAATGAAACACAATATGTAGAACCTGTAACTGTTGACTCGGTTAAACCTGTATAAACTGTACAATCACTATAAATTGAGTTTGATGTTATATTAATTATTACACCTTTAGGTGTTACTGTATCCCTAACACATGGTACTCCCGGTGATGATGTAACTGATGGTGTTATTGTTGGTGTTGGTGTTAAAGTGTTTGTTGGTGTTATCGTTATAGTTGGGGTAAGAGTATTGGTAGGTGTTGGTGTTATCGTTATAGTTGGGGTAAGAGTATTGGTAGGTGTTGGGGTAATTGTATTTGTTGGTGTTACAGTTGGAGTTAATGTATTAGTTGGTGTTACCGTTGGGGTTGGAGTTGGGTCCACACATGTTCCCTCTCCAAGTATTTCAATCGAGACTCCTAATTCAACTAAATTATTTGTAAATCCTGATGTTGCAGGTAATAAACAAACACACTCTAAAATCATGACACTATTACCCAAAATGGAAACATCATAGATAACAGTTCCATCACATTTTACCCAATCAAATTGATAGTCATTAGGTGTGGTGTTAGTTAAAGTATAATCGTTACAAGGTGAGCAACCTATATTATTACACAATAAAGGTTCTTCTATAATTAAATCTAATGTTACATTTTGTACAGGTGGAATATCATCAACTGTACATGTCCAACAACCACTATTAGTTCCCCCACTATATGTTTGTCCAATAATACCAGGTACATCGTTTAATACATAATAATCACCACAACAACTTTTAAATTTATATGATTGTGTTGTAGTCGGTGTTATTGATGGAGTAACTGTAGGGGTTAAAGTATTTGTTGGTGATGGTGAACCTCCCGGAGTTTGAGTATTGGTAGGGGTAAGAGTATTAGTTGGTGTGATTGTATTGGTAGGTGATGGTGAACCTCCCGGAGTTTGAGTATTGGTGGGGGTTAGGGTATTTGTTGGTGTTAACGTATTTGTGGGAGTCAGAGTATTAGTTGGTGTTAGAGTATTAGTAGGTGTTATCGTTATAGTTGGAGTGACAGTATTGGTAGGTGATGGTGAACCTTCCGGTGTTTGAGTGTTAGTCGGTGTTAAGGTATTTGTTGGAGTTAGAGTATTAGTTGGTGTGATTGTATTTGTGGGAGTTAAGGTATTAGTAGGTGTTAAAGTTGGTGTTTCAGTTGGTGTGGGGGTTGGACAGGGATTTTCAAGTAAACAAGCATTACAATCGGGAAAAAATAACCCGAGTGTTTTGGTAGGATAAATTGGATTATATGGTAACGCACCACTATTAACACTATAACATTTACCGTCAATAATATATGTGTCAGGAAGATTTAAAATCGTCCCCATAATATTAAAATACACATCTTCTTCACCGCCACAACAATTTGTAAATGCGTATAAATAAATTGGTGTTGATGGGGTAACTGTTGGTGTAATTGTATTGGTTGGTGTAATTGTATTTGTTGGTGTGTTTGTTGGAGTTAATGTATTTGTTGGTGTTGGTGATGGGATATCATTAAATGATGGTGATGGTGTAATCGTATTAGTTGGAGTAATCGTATTAGTTGGAGTAATCGTATTAGTCGGTGTTAGGGTATTAGTCGGTGTTAGGGTATTTGTTGGAGTAATCGTATTAGTCGGTGTTAGGGTGTTTGTTGGGGTTAATGTTGGGGTTAATGTGTTTGTTGGAGTAACTGTTGGTGTTGGGGCAATAAAACAGTCATCATCACTTGTACATGGTGAACCTGCTGTTAACCATGATGAATATGTATTATATTGAGTATCATATGCAAAATAATACGAATTACTGGGTGGTGTGGCACTTAAACATTTACCCAAAACACCCGCAGTTGTTGTTGAACCCGTTATTTCAGTAGTTAATACTCCGCATGGTGTATATGTAAAAAAAACCTTACCATTTAATGATGGGTCAGTATTTTCAATTGCACTTTCTAAATCAGTTTGTGTAACCTCAAGTGAATGACAAAAACAATCACTTTGAGGTGTTGGTGTTGGGGTAAGGGTGGGCGTTAATGTTGGAGTTGGGGTTACAGAAGAACATGGGGGACATTCACCCGATTCACAACTAGGTTGTTTAACCCACGTTCTGTCATCCACAGTCAAAGATGCTGGACCCGAAGATGTAACAACAATAAAACATATACCACGCTCTAAATAAACATCACCAACATTATAAAATGCCCCACTTTGTGTTTCATATAATTGACCATTTGGGTTACAACATTCTACTAAATATTTTGATGTTTGACCTGGTGTGGGTGTAATAGTAGGTGTTGGGGTAGGTGTTGGTGTTTCACAGGGTGGAGCTTCACTATTTGTAAAACAATCAGTACAATCGTCGTATATAGTTGCCGGTATTCCTATACCACTTACAGTAGTATTAATACCTTGATATTCCCAACATTTACCGACATAAAATACTGTTTTTCCAACATAATTCGCCGCAACACTATTTGGTATATCAAATACATAAAAATCAAACCCATCACAACAATTTACAAATTCCCATCCTTGTAAGGAATCATTACAATCAGTACAATCGCTGTATGGTCCAACAAAATTGGTATTTGGTACTGTTCCGGGTATGTTTGTTGCTTCCCAACACGATAAAGTTGTGTTATCAAATAAAACGACACCCGACGTATAGACGGTGTCGTCGACTAAAAAATCATTAGTTGTCGCGGGGTCAGAACATAACCTAAATTGTTTTATCGAAAATCCCATTAATTACTTAATATATCAGATAAATACCGGAAAGTAAATTTTAAAAAGAAATAAATGACTTAAAAATAAAATTATTATTTACGGTTACTTGATATGTTTTTAATACTGGCATTATTTTATAAATATAAAAAATTTAATTTATACACAGTACGTTGGATTAACACCACAATCTATGTAAGCAATTCCACAATAGTTAGGGTCAGTTATTGTTCCACTTAGACCTAATTGTGCAACTAAATATTCTCCAGCACTTGGATTTAAATTTATATTTCCGCTATCACTTGAGTTACCTGTTACAATTTTCCATGCTGGGGTAGTATATGTCCCAATAACCACACCCGAACTATTTACTCTATAAAAAGTGATTGGAATATCTGATGTTGCATTTGTTGTGTTACTTAAATTATCTTTAAGTGTCCATGTAACGGCATATTCTGAATTTTCATCTATTGTTTCAATGGTATACCATAAACAATACCCTGATGGGGGACTACCATCGGGAGTATTTGATGGTGTCGGGGTATTAGTTGGTGTAACAGTAGGAGTAAGAGTTCTTGTTGGTGTTAAAGTAGGGGTAACTGTGTTAGTTGGTGTTACATTATATGTCGGTGTTACGGTTGGTGTTGGTGTTGGGGTGGGAGTTAAAGTAGGTGTTGGTGGTGTACCTGATTCACAATCGGAACACCTTAAATCAACATACGACATTTGATATCCACCTTGATTTGTTTCAGAATTATTGTGACCATCACAATGTTCAACAAATAAATAAATGTTTTTTATTAATGAACTTATAGTTAACGAAAATGTATATCCACTTGGTGGAATGGGAATGAGAGTTTCTGAACCATTTATGTAATCCGTGCCCACACCATTTATATTGGTTGTTAAACCTGTATAAATGTAATAACCACCACATGGTGTTGTTCCTATAAAATTATTTACTGTTATTTGATATGTTGACATGTTATGGTATAATAATTAAATCTAATTTAGCAACATTGGTTTGTGTTAGTTAAAACTCCACCCCATTGTGTATCATTAATATATGGTGTGGTTCCAGGGTAAACACATCCAAATACTTGAGGTATCATCCCACCATAACCAGCAACACTTGTAATAGCTGAAATATTGTCACAGTGCTGGTAAGAAATGTTAACACTAGGTGTATTTCCACTAAAATAATATGTCCATTGAGAACAACATGGTGGGGTTGGGGTTGGGGTGATGGTTGGGGTTGGGGTGATGGTTGGGGTTGGGGTGATGGTTGGGGTTGGGGTTGGACTTATATCACACATGACTTCAGTATCAAAACATAACGTATCGTAACATGGATATGTTTTACTATCGTTTGTATAAATGTTTTTAACGATGTACCTATTTGTTGTTTCATCGGTCATTTTAACCCAATATTGGGTATCAAAACTCATTCCTGTTAAAACAATTGATGAGTTTGTTAAACCAGTTCCATATAATGTATAACTTGTATTATCATGTTCAGGATATGGATTTGGTCCGGACTTATATCTTATTGAATAAGGTCCGTCATTTGTTATATTATATAATTTTACGTTTAATCCCATTGGTATTCTATAAATACTTTATTCATTATTTTATTCTTAATATTGTACATCATTCAATATTTTATTAACAATTAGTTCCTGAACATGAAGCACCTGTATTATTTACAAAAGAGAAAGGTGCTACGGATATATTACCTCCAACTAAGATATAAATAGAATTAGCATATGACCAAAGATTCATAATACACATTGTATGTGTTCCAGATGTATTAAATGTTCTTGTATTCCAACTACCATCACATTCTTGAACTCTAACATATAATGTGTTGTCGTCAGATGCAGTGGCGTCAGTTGTGTCAAAGAAAACTTCATGACATGTACATCCGGTGTTTATTGTACAATTAGCAGATGACTCAGTAATTTGTGTACTTTGTGCACTTACCGTACCATCACACGCACATACATCAACATAATCAGTTTGATTTTGTATCCAACTATATGGTACTGTTTGTGTTAAACCATTCGAACAATCTGTATAGGTTATATCACCACCAGCGTTATTGTTTGGATATACTACATTATATGTTTTACAAACACATTCAGGACAAGGATTAACCGCTACACATTGGTCACAACTTACATATGGTCCAATATACATTTCAGGTGATGTTATACATGGAGTAATAACTCCATTTATTTCATAACAACATCCATTGTAGTTTATTGATTTATGTAAAAGGTAAGTCATTGCATCTTCACCACAAGGTATTTGAACGCCAATTGATATTGATAAATCACAATTCGGACATTCATTAAGTATACATAAATCTGCTGTTATTTGTGCACAATTACAAGGATGTGTATTCACACACACACCACAATCATCTGACGTAAATAAATTATAATCTACAAAACCATAAGTACCATCACCACCTTGACTAATTATACTATAACAACAATCATTAATGTAAATTGTCCATCCGATTTGAGAGCTGTCATACCAACCAGATTCTACATTTACATATATGGTATCTTGAATACCATTAATAATACAACATGAATCTAATTGTAAACTTACCACACCCATTGATGGTGTTGGTGTTGGTGTTCTAGTTGGAGTTGGAGTAATTGTTCTAGTTGGTGTTATGGTTGGTGTTAATGTTGGTGTAATTGTTCTAGTTGGTGTTAATGTTGGTGTAATTGTTCTAGTTGGTGTTATGGTTGGTGTTGGTGTAATTGTTCTAGTCGGAGTCAGAGTATTTGTTGGGGTTAATGTTAATGTAGGTGTTACTGTAGGTGTAGGAGTTGGACAAGGATATTCTATTTGACATGCCGGACATGTATTATAAATAAAGTATGGACTACCTGTAGCTACAGATGAGACATATGTTACAATTTGATAACAACAATCAATGTGAGCTAAAAATTTACCGACATAATCTGCTGGGTTAACACCACATGGTAATTCTACGTCAATTTGTTGAGCACTTCCACAACATTCAGCACATGGTACTACATCATATTTTGCCACAATACATGGGGTTGTATCTTTACAAGTTTCACAGTCTATTGGTTCAATTGCCGAACTTGGATAAAAACCATCGGCACCGTTACCACCTACACCAAGTATTGTCCAACAACATCCAGAAATAGTGATAGTACCAGAGTAAAAGTAAACAGGGGGCGATGGTGGTGGACCAAAAGTCGGTGATGGTGGTGATGCCAAATTGGTGGTTGTAATGTATTTTCTAATTCCTGTTGTATTACCACAACACGGTATCAATTCAAGATATACAACGGCTTGTGATGGGGTTATAGTTGGTGTCGGTGTTAATGTTGGTGTTAATGTTCTAGTTGGAGTTAATGTGTTTGTGGGTGTTATGGTTCTTGTAGGAGTTAGGGTATTGGTTGGTGTGATGGTATTGGTTGGTGTCAGGGTATTTGTTGGGGTAATGGTGTTTGTGGGAGTAATAGTATTCGTTGGTGTTATTGTCGGGGTAATAGTTCTAGTTGGTGTGATGGTATTGGTAGGAGTAATAGTTCTAGTTGGGGTAATGGTGTTTGTGGGAGTGACCGTTGGTGTAATGGTTCTAGTTGGTGTAATAGTATTTGTAGGGGTAATTGTATTGGTCGGGGTAATTGTATTTGTTGGTGTTAGAGTTGGCGTAATAGTTCTCGTTGGTGTTAAGGTGTTAGTTGGTGTAATCGTATTTGTTGGTGTTAGAGTTGGCGTAATAGTTCTCGTTGGTGTTAAGGTGTTAGTTGGTGTAAGAGTATTTGTTGGAGTAAGGGTATTGGTAGGTGTCAATGTGTTAGTTGGAGTTATTGTGTTTGTTGGAGTTATTGTGTTGGTTGGTGTAACAGTAGGAGTGATAGTTCTAGTTGGTGTAATAGTATTTGTAGGGGTGATAGTATTGGTTGGAGTTACTGTTGGTGTAAGAGTTCTAGTTGGAGTTATTGTGTTTGTAGGGGTGAGTGTATTCGTAGGGGTAATGGTGTTCGTGGGTGTTAATGTATTGGTAGGTGTTATAGTATTTGTTGGGGTTACTGTTGGGGTAAGAGTTCTAGTTGGAGTAATTGTGTTTGTTGGTGTGATGGTGTTAGTTGGTGTAACAGTTGGTGTAAGGGTTCTAGTCGGAGTTAGAGTATTTGTTGGAGTTATAGTATTTGTTGGAGTTAGGGTTCTAGTTGGAGTTAAAGTATTAGTCGGTGTTATAGTATTGGTAGGGGTCAGGGTGTTGGTTGGGGTAACAGTTGGAGTAAGAGTTCTAGTTGGTGTTATTGTATTAGTAGGTGTAAGGGTGTTAGTAGGAGTAACAGTTGGAGTAAGAGTTCTTGTTGGTGTTAATGTGTTAGTTGGAGTGATGGTATTGGTTGGGGTAATTGTATTTGTTGGTGTTACCGTTGGTGTAAGGGTTCTAGTTGGAGTTATTGTGTTTGTTGGCGTGATAGTATTCGTAGGAGTTAATGTTGGTGTAAGAGTTCTAGTTGGAGTTATTGTGTTTGTAGGGGTTATGGTATTTGTCGGTGTCAACGTATTCGTAGGAGTTAATGTATTCGTAGGTGTAACTGTGTTTGTAGGGGTTAATGTATT